CTTACAATAATACTAATTCTGTAAGAGGTGTTCTGATCATAAGTTTTTTACGCAAGGATCTCGAATAATGGAATATTGTGTGGATTTAAATATTGGGATTGATTATATATTGAATGATCCTGATTATTTTTCTAAGCTGCCTGTTACCGACGAAGCTCCTGCTCAGTTTGTTATCCCCAAAGATGCTATTAGTCCGGAATTTTACAACTGGTTAAATGACAACAATCTTGAAATAGAACATTCGGAATTATTTTATTGTCCTCCAAATGGAAATATTTTCATGCATCTTGACGAGATAGATCCTCCCGATGCATGTAAAATGAATTGGGTATATGATCAAGGCGAAACATGGATGCGCTGGTTTAAACTTAAAGAAAACAAAGAACTACAATTAATGAAAAGTCCTATCGGCACAGACTATTGGGCCTGTGATCGACAAGATTGTACTCTAGATCATCAGCATCAAATCAGCAAACCTACAATAATTAATGCTAGCGAAATACACGATGTTATCAATCTTTCTGATCATAGAAGATTTTGTGTAAGTATCGTTGTTAGGGTTATTGGTGAAAATAGAAGAATGGGCTATGGGAGATTGAAAGAATTACTCAAAGACTATATCAGTCCAGCGACCGTGTGTATCTAATTCCTCGTTAAATTTATTAACGTTAACCTTCCAGAAAGATTGTTCAGTATTTCTATAGAGATGTTTTCCTGCAAATTCTAATACACCTGTTGCCTCAAGTGCAGGACAAAATATTCTGTTAACCAATCGTTGTGATCCTACAGCATTTTCTGTGCTGGTGATATATAAATCGCCCCACGGTGGTGCCCAACTAATGCAGGCTGGTATTAAATATTGAGCTGTATAATTTTGATGATTGATAATTCCAGAAATAGTTCGTAAACTTGTAAGAGGTAATTCATCTGTTAATATACAAGTTCGAGCGCAGATACGATAAGCATCTTCACCTAATTGTGGTAAATCTAAACTGTGTGCCGCAACACTACCTATAGCTTTGTTGTCATAATATAAGATCCAGGTTTGTTTATGTCTTTCATTGTCAAAACAATCAACCAACATTTTTTGTGTGCTATTGTTCTTAAAACCTTTAGCCTCAGCCTTGATATAAAATTCTGTTAGATCTAAATCTAAAGACCACGGAACCATCTTAAACATTTTTCTTTCCTATGATCATCCAACGTGTATACAACTGTGTTTCAAGATGTCCTGACCAAATGACATCAAGGCCGCTTTGTTGTTTAAACTCTTCTAGATCTTTAGCAGTTCTAACATGTTCGGGTATGTCGTAGTTGTTGCTTTGCAGAACAAACAGCGAGTTAGGTTGTAATGCCAACCAAGTATTGTATTGTTCTTGTGTGATATGTTCACAACTGGTGTTAATGATAATATCAGCATTACTTTTGAAACTGCACATATCAGCTGTAATGGCCTTAAACTTGTTACCTTCGTATTCTATTTGATTCATTGTGTTAGCAACAGCTTCACATTCCGGATCAATATCGATACTATTAATATGATCAATATACATACCGCTCTGAAATAGCATACTTGCCAAGGTTCCAACCCAACCGCCATGAATATCTATAGTAGGCCATGATTTGACATTGCCACGCTGGCGTTTAAGTTCGTTCACCAGCCAAGATTTGCTCTTCATTTGACCCGCCCAAAATGCGTCCATGGTACGTATAGGATCAGAACTTTGTCGAACCGCACGCATCCAATGGTGAAAATGATTTAGGTCTAGTTGCATTTTATAGATTAATTAATTTTGATATTGCTGTATCTAAAAATTCAAAATATTCATCGTCGGCAATTATAGGTAGTATAATCTTAACCGAATTCTCAGATCTAATAGATATTAGTAGACCATGTTCATACAGATCTTCTTCTTTAGTAGGGCTGAAAACTTCTTGGAATAATCCTTGACCTTTTGAATGTATTCGATGCTTTTTCATTATATCTGTAAATCGTTGTTCAATCTGAGGTACTTTAGGAAGATCTTGTTCGAGCTTGTTGATCATAACGTTGGCTAGATATATTCCATCCATAACCGGACACCATGTGTGAGTGTGATCCCATTTAGCATCCTTCACTGCTTGATTAATACGATCACATACCAATGCAGCGCCAAAAGGAACATATCCTCCTGTTAAAGATTTCCCTATAGCAACAATGTCCGGCTCGATTTGAAAACTTCTGTGGCTAACTATATGGCCTAATTTACCAAAACATCCAGCCACGTCATCTATGATTAAATTGATGTTATGTTGAGTACATAACGCACGAATATTAGACCAGAAATTATTACTAAATGGTAATACTCCTGCTATCCACGGTATAGCTTCTAATAGAACAGCACCTATATTAGGGTTGGTAATAATTTGTTGATGTATATCTTCAATACAAATTCTTTCTTGCTCTTCTCGATCTTCAATCTTAATCCATAATGGTGCATGTGCTGTCACATGCCTGAATTGGGGTGCAGTTCCTCTAAGACTCTTTAATAGATAGGTTGTTCCATGATAGCATTTATCTAAAGTCAGTATAATTGGTTTATTTTTACCTTGGGTACGCCAATAATGATCATTAACAGCAATAGCAGCTTCAACAGCATCACTACCACTAACTGCCCAAGTAAATGCTGTCATTCCTGTATGTTTTTCTAAACTATTAATTAATTTGGTAATTTGATTATGTGTTTCTGTATCAGAATTATTAACAAAATAACTATTACAAGAATTTCTTGCATCCATGAGGTCTGTATCGGTGAACCCGTAGATAAATGCCGAGTTTCCACTTTGGAGATCTAACTTTTTAGTGTCTCCGTGATAGACCCAAGGCCCTTGACATCTAGTGACTAAATGTTTTTTTAATTCGCTATTTTGAGAAATTAATTTATAGTAGTGATCTAAGTCTATTTGCATTTTGGTATTTTACTGTCAGCACTACTAACACAGCTTGGCGTTATACATACCTGCGGTATAGTGAACAGTTTGAATCCTTCTGTTAATGTTCCTAAGGGCTGATCGTGACAACTGTACGATCTCTTTACTTCATTACTTCTTATTATGACACTTTGATATCCCGAATTGCAAGTCCAACCTTGAAATTTATTAAATCCAAACGCATTAAATCTTTCTGCCTGATCGAAAAGATATTCTTGACCTTCTTGATCATACAGTGCGATTTGATAAACTTCTTCCCCTAGTGCTTGTTGAGGGAATCCTGTTTGCATTTTATGTACCATATCTTCTGTATATCCATCTACTACACGACTAGCTGTAGGATCACTCTGAGGTTTGAGTGTAACATTAATGCCACGTTCATGGAATCTACTGCAACGATTGTACAGTTCATCAAACAGTTCTGGCACCATTACCTGATTAATTGTAACATAAACACCGTCACGCATTAATTGTAAACACTTATCACCAAATTCTTGTTCCTTGGCATGCTCTGAGTGATAACTTGCTGTAATGCTTCGTCGTGAAAAATCTCTTGTTGCATAACACCAGGCACCCCACCATTTACTTCCAGGACTTAAATTGGTAGTCATGTGTATGCTTTGATAACAATTATCTTGTAAGTGTTCAAAGAGATTAATTAGTTCTCGATACGCGGTAGGTTCCCCTCCACTGAAACTCCAATGGAATTCTGTAAATCCATTTTGTCTCGCTTGAGTTTTGATATTATCGATAGCGTTGGTATATGTTTTAAAATCTTGATAATCTAATTTGTCTGATCTCGCATATGGCCAACAGTAACTACAATTATAGTTACAGAATCTCCCCAGGATCCAACTAACAGAGAACAGGGGGCGTTCTAACATTGTTCGTTGTCCGAAACGAGTTATCTGTTCAAACGGTATGTTTTGGAAATCAATTGGCATAAATTTGCTGTTATTTAACCGCTTTTGCGGTTGCTATTTAAAATACTATAATATATAATACTTGAGTTGGCGGTACTTGTCAATGATTATTAATATAAAGGAACCAAAAATGTCAAATACAGTAGAACAATTAAAAGCAGCTTTTGAAACATTCTTAGCAGAAGATGCTAAGTTCACAGCAGGTAATGCAGCAGCCGGTACTCGTGCTCGTAAAGCATTACAAGAAGTTGGTAAAGCAGTTAAAGCTCGTCGTAACGAAATCACAGCAGAAAAGAACGCTCGTAAAGAAGCCAAGGCAGCCTAATATGTCTGACAGTATCGATTTAAGTGACATTGATATAAACATCGGTGTTGGTGACGATACTATCACTCTCGATTCTTCAGGGTATCCTTCAGCTTATTATTCCAATGGGATGACTGTAGGGGGAATAAGTTCGATAGGATATCCAGTAAGTTCGTGGGCATCATCTGCATCATCTGTAATTAATAATTCAGTGAGCGGACAACTTACTATAGCAGGTGAAAATCCCGATATTAAATTTGGTGATCGAAGTCTTGTTGATTTTATGGATAAGGTTGAAGAAAGATTGGGCATACTTCGTCCAAATGAAGAACTTGAAAATCGTTGGAATCAATTAAAAGAACTACGTAAACAATATGTAGAACTAGAAAAAGATCTTATTGAAAAAGAAAAGATGTGGGAATTACTTAAGAAAGAATAATGGACATTAAGATATATGATGATATTATTCCCCAATACCTACAAGACTTTTATGAATTCAGCATATTAGGTCGTTGTAGGGAAGATGAGATTTATTCATTAATTCCGTTAACTTGTAAGTATGAAGATACCGCAGAAGAAAATGGAGAAAGTCCTTTAAGTTTTACACATATTCTTAAATCGCCATCGGCTATTAGTCCTTTTCTTCCTAATTTTTCTCTTATACCTCAAATAGCCTGTAATCAAGAACATTTAATTTTTAATGACATTATACAGGCAAGAATTTTTGTAACAACTCCATACGAAACTAAATTAGAACATTATTCACCTCATATCGATCTTCCTTATCAGCACACTGTGGTATTTTACTATGTGAATGATGCAGACGGAGATACTGTATTTTTTGATCAGAATCATCAGGTGATGAAATCTGTGAGTCCGAAAAAAGGAAGATTGATTATATTTGATGGAACATTGTATCATGGTGGGGGCATTCCAAAAAAAGGTCCTCGATGTGCTATTAACTTTAACATACTGACAA